TGTACCTTTATTAAAAGGTTTCTTTGAAATTTTATTTGTAGAAGACCAGGAACCATTCTATCAATTAGGAAACTTACCAGTTTATAAATTAAAAGTAACTCGTTGGGAATATGCAAGTGAGAAACTTGATACAGGTCAAGCAGCTATTGACCAAGCAGAAGACAAATATACTTTAGACCAATTAGCATATAAGGTTACTTTAGAGTATGGACAAGAGGCATTGACAGGTAAAGGTTCCATTATGTTAGAAGATTACCACGATTATTCAACTGGTCAACCAGCATTTTTAATGCACGAAGATTACGCAACGCCTTCAATACAAACTCAATCACCATATGCAGGTAATTTAGATTTAAATACCGAAGCTGGATATGATACGGTAGATACAGCAGATGATATTTTAGATTTCACAGAAAGAAATCCATTCGGAGAAATTGACGAGTAATGTTTGGAACTCATTTTTATAACGAAGGTATTAGAAGACTTACTATTGGTTTTGGTCAATTGTTCAATAATATTATTGTACAAACAAAATCAAGTTCGGGTGCAATTGATAAAAGGATGAGAATACCTTTAGCATATGCCCCAAAAGAAAAATTTTTGGTTAGATTGGACCAGCAGGCAGACTTGCAACAAGATAGGGAGTTTGCTGTTACATTACCTAGGTTAGGTTTTGAATTAACTGGACTAACATATGACCCCACAAGAAAAATGAATAAGATGAATAAGTATAAGGTAGTAAAAACAAATGACGCAACAAAAAAGATTTTAAATTTTAATTATACGCCAGTACCTTATAATGTAAATTATAGTTTATATTCTTTTACAGCAACTGCTGAAAATGGTCTACAAATTATAGAACAAATCTTACCTTACTTTCAACCTGAATATACGGTAACTGTTAATATGATTCCCGATTTAGATATTAAAAGGGATGTTCCTATTATTTTAAATAATATTAATTATGAAGACACATATAACGGAGAGTTTACAAAAAGACGAGCAGTAGTTTATACTTTAAGCTTTACTGCTAAGACATATCTATATGGTCCAATGACCAATCAAGGTGTGATTAAATCTGTACAAGCAGATATGGGTACTGATACAGATTCGCCGTTAACTAGAGAAGAAAGAATTGTAATTACACCTAATCCTACAACAGCTGACGCTGATGATGATTTTGGTTTTACAACAACAATAACTTTTTATGACGATAGTAAGAGATACAATCCATCAACTGATACGGATGAATAATTATGAGTAAATTGGAAGAGAATGTGAATGCTATTTTGGGTATAGAAAAGGAAAATATTAAAGTTGAAGATTTTAATCCACCTGAAATAAAGAAAGACTATATGCCAGTAACGGACAAACCCCATGTGGATGCCGATTACGATACTAGTAGAGGTAATTACTATAGTCTAATTGACAAGGGACAAAAAGCAATTGACGGCATTTTAGAAATTGCAAAAGAAGGACAACACCCTAGAGCATATGAGGTGGCAGGACAATTAATTGGCCAAGTTATGCAGGTTACTGATAAGCTGCAAGACCTACAAAAGAAATTAAAAGATTTAAAAGAGTTACCTAATAAAACAACAGCTACAATTAAAAATGCTTTGTTTGTAGGTTCAACAAATGAATTGCAGAAGATGTTGAGAAAAGAATCACCTGAAACTTCTGCTGAAAAGGCGCAAGAGAATGAAATTATTGACGGCGAGTCAGCAAAATCCAAAAAAGATAAAGATTGATTTAAGTAATTTAACTTACATTAAATCAATGCGTCCTTTATTTGAGTTATTAGAAGGTGAAGGACTCAAAAATCCCATTGAAGTAAGAAAACATACGGTTTCAAAAACACCTAGATATGGTGTTAATGGTATGCCTTATTTTGAAAAGGAGTATAGTGTATTTCGTGGTAGTCAAAGAGTACAAGCTGCTAAAGAATTGGGTTATACACACATAGAAGCGATAGTTATATGAGTACATTGCAAAAATCAGACGCATATTTAGGGAATCCTAATCTTAAAAAGGTTAGCGTACCACACGAATTTACAAAAGACCAAATTATAGAATTCCAAAAGTGTAATGAAGACCCGGTTTATTTTATGGAAACTTATATTAAGATTGTTTCTTTAGATGAAGGACTTGTACCTTTTAGTATGTATTCTTTTCAAAAGAAAATTGTAAATACTGTGCATAATAATAGGTTTACAATATGCAAATTACCTAGACAATCAGGCAAATCAACAACGGTAGTTTCTTATTTGTTGCATTATGCATTATTTAATCCTAATGCTAACATTGCCATACTTGCAAACAAATCATCAACTGCTAGAGATATATTAGGAAGAGTTCAACTTGCTTATGAGAATTTACCAAAATGGTTACAACAAGGTGTTATAAACTGGAACAAAGGTAATATTGAATTAGAAAATAAATCAGTTATTGTGGCGGCTGCTACATCTTCAAGTGCAATCCGAGGTGGTTCTTATAATATTATTTTCCTTGATGAGTATGCTTTCGTACCGCCTAATATTGCCCAAATGTTTTTTAGTTCCGTTTATCCTACCATATCTGCTGGTTCACAAACTAAAATGATTATTGTATCTACACCTTATGGTATGAATCAATTTTACAAATTGTGGATAGACGCAGAGAATGGCCGTAATGATTATGTACCAATTGAGGTGCATTGGTCAGAGGTGCCAGGCCGTGATGAAAAGTGGAAAGATAATACTATAAGAAATACATCACCTGAACAATTTGCTCAGGAATTTGAGTGTGAGTTTTTAGGTAGTGTTAATACTTTAATATCACCAGCAAAAATAAAAGGTATGGCATTTTTTAATCCTACAACTTCAAGTGGTGGTTTAGATGTTTATGAACACCCTATAGAAAACAATACATATTGTTGTACTGTTGATGTCGCTAGAGGTGTACATAAAGACTATTCTGCTTTTTTAGTTTTAGATGTGACCACATATCCCTTTAAAGTTGTTGCAAAATTTAGAAGTAACGAAATAAAACCTTTATTATTTCCTCATACAATTGATAGAGTTTGTAAGGTATATAATCAGGCTCATGTATTAGTTGAGGTAAATGATATAGGTCAGCAAGTAGCTGAAGCATTGCAATTTGAATTGGAATATCCTAATCTATTGATGACTACACAAAGAGGTAGAGCCGGCCAAATATTAGGTGCTGGATTTAGTGGTAGAGGTTCTGGTTTTGGTGTTAAAATGACCAAACAGATTAAGAAAATAGGGTGTTCAAATATTAAATCTCTTATAGAGGCCGATAAAATTATAATAAATGATTTTAATATTATTGAAGAGATGTCAACTTTCATCAAAAAAGGACAGAGTTGGCAAGCTGAAGAAGGTTGTACAGACGACCTTATGATGTGCTTGGTATCATTTGCTTGGCTATCAAATCAACCGTATTTTAAAGAATTGACCGATACGAATGCTAGGAAATTATTGTATGAAGAACAACAACATCAAATTGAACAAGATATGGCACCTTTTGGTTTTGTGGATGATGGACAGCCAGAAGAAGAAAAAGAGATTATTGATGAGTATGGTACTGTTTGGGTACCAGTTGTCCGTAAGGGACAGTAGTGAAAATTGCGTTTATTATAAATATCAGGAGTAAGATTGAATTTGAAATTTGACTATGGGCGTATGAATAATACGAGTTTTGAAAACATTTAAAATTAAAAAAGATAATTAGCTAATTAAAAGGAGAAAACCTAATGGCATTTCAAGTATCACCAGGTGTTCTCGTACAGGAAAAAGACTTAACTAGAATTATTCCTGCCGTTTCAACTTCTACAGGAGCTATTGCTATTAAAGCAACTAAAGGTCCTTTAGATGAATTGGTAAGTATTTCTAGCGAGCAAGAATTAGTGACGCAATTTGGTAAACCCGACTCAACAAATTTTGAGGGTTGGTTAACCGCTGCTAATTTTTCGGCATATTCTAATGCTCTCCGAGTTGTCCGTGTACAGAATTCATCTGTATCAAATGCTACTGAAACAGGTAGTACATTTGTAATAAAGAATACTACTGATTATCAAGACAATTATGCTGATGGTTCCGCTTCTGTAGGCTTATGGGCAGCTAGAACTGCCGGAGCTTGGGGTAACAACTTAAAAGTTGAAACTTGTCCAAGTGCTACAGTTTATGAAGAAGCTGCTAAAACAACTGTTTCTGACGCAAGTATGAGTGTCGGAGATACAGTAGTTACAGTTACTTCAGCAACAGGAATCAGCGCAGGCGATATTGTTAATTTTGGTGACCAGTATGAATACAGAGTCCTTAGCATTTCAACTAACGACTTAAACATAGTAAGAAAAGACGAGCCGCAATACTTTGGCGCTTCAGACTCTTCAGGTTTACATTCAGCACCGACAAACGGTGCAGCTGTAAGACGAAGATGGAGATATTATGACCTATTTGCAAAAGCACCAGGAACTTCACCATATGCACAAGCACAAGGTGGGGTAAATGATGAGTTGCACATAGTAGTAGTTGACGAAGATGGTGGTATATCACAAGTAAAAGGTGATGTTATAGAAAGTTATGACGCTGTATCAAAAGCTTCAGACGCTAAAACACCACAAGGTGACACAAACTATTATCCAGATGTAATTTACAAAAAATCATCTTACATTTACTGGATGGACCATAACGCTTCTGGTTCCAATTGGGGCACAGCAGCTTCTGGACTAACATTCACAGCTGTAACAACAGTATCTACTGTATCATTATCAAATGGTGCAGACGGTTCAGCTGCAACTACAGCACAAAAACTGACAGCTTATGAAAAATTTGCAGACGCTGAAACAGTTGATGTTGGTCTTATTATGGCTGGTAACGGTGGCGCAACACATATTGACAATTTAATTACTATTGCAGAAAATAGAAAAGACTGTGTGGTATTTGCTTCTCCAGAGAGAAGTGATGTTGTTAATATTGCTAATGATAACACACAAAAAGATAATGTTCTAGGATTCTTTAATGCAATCCGTTCATCTTCTTATGTGATGTTTGATAGTGGTTACAAATATCAGTACGACAGATACAATGATGTTTACAGATATGTTCCACTAAATGGCGATACAGCAGGACTATCAGCTAGAACTGATATGGTAGCAGACGCTTGGTGGTCACCAGCTGGTCTAAACAGAGGTATTATTAGAGGCGCTGTAAAAGTTGCTTTTAATCCAACTAAATCACAAAGAGATGAATTATACAGAGCTAGAGTTAATCCTGTGGCAACATTCCCAGGACAAGGTACTGTATTATTCGGTGATAAAACTGGATTGACTGCTCCAAGTGCTTTTGATAGAATCAATGTTAGAAGATTGTTTATCGTTTTAGAGAAGGCAATTGCTACTGCTTCTAAATATCAACTATTTGAATTCAATGATGAATTCACTAGAGCGAATTTTAGAAATATAGTAGAGCCTTTTTTGAGAGAAGTACAAGGTAGAAGAGGTATCACAGACTTTTTAGTAGTGTGTGATGAAACTAATAACACCGGCGAAGTAATTGATAGAAATGAATTTATTGCTGAGATATTTATTAAACCAGCAAGAAGTATCAACTTTATCACATTACAATTTATCGCTACTAGAACTGGCGTCAGTTTTGACGAAGTTGCTGGGTAAGGGTAGAATAGGAGAAAAAAATGGCAAACATTAATGACTTCAAAACTAAACTTGCTGGCGGTGGCGCTAGAGCGAATCAGTTTAAGGTTACAATGCCTTTCCCTGGATTTGCACAAGTTGGTGGCGAAATAGAGGACCTTGCTTTCTTATGTCGTTCAACATCATTACCAGGTATGACTGTACCTAGTTTTAGTGTTCCTTTCAGAGGAAGAGCGATTAAAATAGCGGGAGATAGAACAATTGAAGATTGGGCGGTTACTTGTTACAATGATTCAGATTTCAAATTAAGAAACGCATTTGAAAGATGGTCAAACGGTATAAACAATATGACAGATAACGAAGGCTTGACAAATCCAGCGGATTATCAAGTTGACGCATTTGTTGACCAGTTGGATAGAAACGGCGCAACTATTAAGTCTTATACACTAAGAGGTGTATTTCCTACAGTTGTTGCACCGATTGAATTGACATATGATGAAGCTACAGCAATTGAAGAATTTGCTGTTACTTTGGCATTTCAATACTTTGAAAGTAATACTACTACATAGTATATAAATAGTAGTACATTAAAAAAGTAAGGATATTATTATGGCGGAATTATTTGGATTTTCTATCACTCGTCTGAAAAAACAGACGGATCCAAAACAAGCTTTTACACAACCTCAAGCGGATGATGGTACAACAACCATCGCCGCTGGAGGCTATTTTGGTCAGTACCTTGATATGGAGGGTACTGCTAAAACAGAGCAGGATTTAATTCGTAGATATAGAGAAATAGCACTCCACCCCGAGTGTGACATGGCAATAGAGGATATTGTTAATGAAGCAATCGTGGCTAATGAGTTAAAGGACGCTATTCGCTTAAGACTGGATGAAGTCCCTTTTGGTAAAGATGTTAGAAGAAAGATAGAAGACGAATTTACAGAAGTATTAAGGTTGATGAACTTTAATACTAAAGGTCACGATTTATTTAGAAGATGGTATGTTGACGGAAGAATATACTATCATAAAGTAATAGACCGAGAATCACCTAGGAAAGGTATCACCGAGTTAAGATACATTGACCCTAGAAAAATCAAAAAAGTTAGAGAAGTTAGAAAAAGAAGACCTGATGGTCCTATGCCACATGGTCTAGCTATCATTGACGAATATGAAGAATACTATTTGTTCAATGAAAAAGGAATTGCAGGCACGACTTCTGGTGGTATTAAGATTGCTCCAGACACAATAACATTTGTGCCATCTGGTTTGATTGACCAAAATAAAAACATGGTCTTGTCTTATTTACATAAGGCTATTAAACCTGTTAATCAATTAAGAATGATTGAAGACGCTACTGTTATTTACAGAATCGCAAGAGCGCCTGAAAGAAGAATATTCAAGATTGATGTAGGTAATTTACCTAAAGTCAAAGCTGAGCAATACCTAAGAGATGTTATGGCAAGATATAGAAACAAACTTGTCTATGACGCCTCTACAGGAGAAATCAGAGATGACAGAAATTATATGTCAATGTTGGAAGATTTTTGGTTACCGTCCAGAGAAGGTGGAAGAGGTACTGATATTACTACTTTGCCTGGCGGTCAGAATTTAGGAGAAATTTCCGATATTGAATATTTTAGAAGTAAACTTTATAGAAGTTTAAATGTTCCTGCTAGTAGATTAGAAGCAAGTCAAGGGTTTAACCTTGGCCGTTCAACTGAGATTACTAGAGATGAACTTAAATTTACAAAGTTTGTTCAAAGATTAAGAAAGAAATTTACAGAACTATTTAACGATATATTAAGAACACAATTAGTTTTAAAAGCAGTTATAACAGATGAAGACTGGTACATATTAAGAGATATTATACAATATGACTTTTTACAAGATGGACATTTTGCAGAATTAAAAGAAAGTGAAATGCTTTTAGAAAGATTAAGAGTGGCTAATGAAGTTAGAGATTATGTTGGTAAATATTATTCAGTTAATTATGTTAGAAAAAATATATTAAAACAATCTGATAGAGATATTGAAGACATTAATAAACAAATTAAGAAAGAGATTGATACAGGCATTATATCAGCACCTAGTGAAGATGTACCAGGTGGTGGTGGAGCCTTATAGAAGGAGAAAATATGAGTGAAAAAATAGGACAATTCGTTGATTACTTAAATCAAGGTAAACAAGCAGAAGCAGGTGAAGTTTTTAAAGACGCTTTAAGAGCTAAGGTTGCAGATTCTTTGGACGCACAAAGAGCTGCTGTTGCAAGTAAAATATTTAATACAGAGCCTCAATCATTTAGTGACCCTAAACCGGTTGTAACTGACCCAGGTGAAAGAACGGATGTTATTATGGATACGGAAGGTAAACCAATAGAGTTTACACCTAATGAAAACGAACAACCAACGCCAACGGCTGAGGTTCCAACGGCGCCTGTTAGTGATGAAAGTAAACCAACTACTTAAACCAAATGTAGTTGATACTACAGTATTTAATAACTTACCACCTTTACATAAAGATGTGGTTAGTGATTTTTTTAATCAAGTAAATTATGATAATGTTGATGTTGTTAAAGAGGTTGAAACAACTATTGATAAAGTTGCGACTCAACATAGTGTTAATACAGATGTAATTTATAATTACATGAATAAGGAATTAGGAGAGCAATAATGGCATGGGTAGATGTACCAGGTTCAAGTAGTGTTTGGCAGTTTGAGAATACTGCTACGGCAGCTAATACATATTCAGATTCAGGTGCAGGGGCAAACTCTGTATTTTCTGGTGGTGTAAGAACTTATACTAAACCAGGTGGCGGTACAGTAGCCGTTTATGCTAGAACTAGAAAAAAAGGTACTACAGTTGAGCGTGGTGAGTTATCAAAAACTTATTATGATGAACAATAATGACAATAGTATCTACACAACTGGTAGATGATAGTTTTAAGGTAATAAATAAGA